ATCCCGTAACAGATCGTCGTTTCGGTTGAGCGCTTCCGCCGTGATCGGCGTATCGGTCGACGGGTAGTTAAACCATTCGGGATACCACGGTTCGTCCGGCGGCGTTTCGGCCGGGGCCGGTTCCACCGCGACGACGTCCAGAACAACAGGCGCGCCGCGCTTGTTCCGGTAGCGCAACGACAGGAACCCGCCCGGCATGGCTTACTCGCTGCCGCGTGCGTCGACCGGCGCGACCGGTTCGAGCGGTGTCGGGTACGTCTTTTCGGACGGAATCGTGAACACGGCCGGGTAGGTCGCTTGCGCTTCGGGCGTGAACGTCGGCGTCGGTGCGCCGACTAGTGACCACTCGAAATCTTGCGCCATGTTCTTCCCGGAGTCACCGCCGACCGCCAACGGGTCGATAATCACTTCGCCCGTAAACGTCGCGCCCGCTTCGGCGTTCGGCACGAACTCGAACGCCGCGACCCGGTTCTGATTCGTCCAGGTGTATTCGACCATCCCGCCCGCCGACACGTCGACAAGGGCGGTTCCGGTGATCTTCCATTGGTACGTCGACGCGCCCGGAATCGTGTCACCGCAGAGCACGGTTACCGGATCTTCGGTGTCCTTGTCCGGTGTGAGAACCGCGTTCGTGAGCTGGCACGAAATATCGAGCGCCGTCGCGGTCGGTCCGAGCTTGAGCGTGCCCGGTCCGAGCTTGAAAACTTTTGCGGCCATTGCGTTCCCCTTCGGTTAGTCGGTGTGTACGTCGATCGTCAAACGCAACGACGGTAACGGGTTGCCGCCGCTAGGTAGCTGCACGGTTGTAACGATTGACGCTTCGTCCGGGTCGAACACGCGCAACGCCGACGTGAGCATTTCGGACAGTTGCGTTGTGGACTGCGCAATTCCGGTGTCCGGGACGATCAGGTAGACGTGTGTCCGTACGACGCCGGACCCGTCCATTACGGCGCCGTGTTGAATCTCGTTTAGCGAGATCCACGCGGCGGGCGGGTTGACGTCGCGCGGGTCGACTTCCGCCCGGATACCGACCGATTCAAGTTCGGCGCGCACGGTGTCGAGTGCTTCGAGCAGATTCATTAGCCGACCGCCGGTCGTTCGTAGCGGCCTAGTTCGAGCATTTGCGCGACGTCGGGATCTGTTGCGCGCGTGTAGACCGCGCCTTGCAAATCCGATCCGTAATCTTCGACGCCGTTCGGGCTGTTGCGGCGTCGGTAGACGCGCGCGGCCAGCATTGTTGCGCCCTGTTGGTACTTCGGTCGGTAGTCGAGGGCGTCCCCGGCCGCGTTGACGATCGTCGGCGCGCCGTGCCATTGCACGACTTGATCGTTCACGGCGTCGACAACGAGCGCGATCGTTTCGTCGTCGCGTTCGTCTGCGATCGCAAGGTGCGCCTTGACCTTCGCCACGGTTGTTGCGCCGTTCTCCACGGCCGGGGACGTCATCGCTACGGAATGACCGGAGTGAGGGACGTCTTAATCAGGGCGCGTGCGTCGTTCACGATCAGCGAGTCGTAACCGAAAACGCCGACGTCAATGCCGCCCTGTTGAATGTTCACCGCCTGCACGCGAATCGGGGACGGGCGCGCTTCGTAATACGTCGCGGATCGGCGGTCGCCGCCGAGCACGGTCCCGGCCGGGAGCGACGGGGACGCAAAGATTCGTAGATCCGCGACGTTGCCGCCGCCGCCGCCGGACAACGAAACGGACGACTGTCGAGCAAGCCACCACGGGGCCTCCGCCGACGTGATCGCAAGGTACGACTCCCACAGGTCGCCGGACACTCCGATAAACGACGCATTCGCACCGATCGCGGACAGCCCGGCCGCGACGACGCCGAGCGCTTCCAACAGAGTGTCGGCCGTTTCGGCGGTCGCACCGGCCAGCAGATCCGCGACGACCTGCGCTTCGGTTTTCACCGCGTAATCCTGCGACGCGGCGTTCAGGAACGCGGACAAGAAACCGGCGTCGCCGAGGTCGAAAAAGATTCGGTCGACGTCCCAACCGCCCGCCGTCCGGCGGATCGGTTCTTCTGCCGGAACAGTCTTTACGGGATTCGTCGGAATCTCCGTCTTGTTGCCCTCGTACGGGCCGACTTGCGGCGTCGTTTCCCACTTCCAACCGTGAACCTTCAAACCGGACGTGAGCGGGGCCGAGTTGATCGAGTCGATAAACGGTCGATCGGCGCGGACGGCGCGCCACAGTTCCCCGATCCACTGCGACCGCAACAGACCTTGTCCGGTGTCGTTCGCGGGGATCACGTCGGCCAGCGCCGCGTTGATCTGTCCGGCGTCGACCGCGCCGCGTAGCGCGTTCGCCAATTGTTCGATTCCCTGTTCCGCCGTGAGCACGGCCGGGCGTCGGTTTGCGTTGAGCGAGATACCGGCCGGGCGTCCGGCCGTGACGGCGGCCAGGTTAGGCGCTTCCGTAACGACGGGCGCGGCGGGCGCGGCGTCGGCGGGCGCGCCGGTAGCGTTTCCCGCCGCTGCGATCGCTTCCCGGTCCGCGTCGGTTGCTTCGGTGTGCGTTGACAGATAAGCGATTGCGGCTGCGCGATCGTGAGCGGACGCGTTCGCGTCGGCCAGGATCGCCCGAGCAGATTCGAGGGTAAGCATTGCGACGTTCTCCTGTCTTGACGCCGCGACCGCGCGGGCGTCGTCGTATGCGGGGACGGAACAGAGCGCGACGGCGTCAAGTCGTGCGCCCACAACGCGCGTTCGATCGGTGCTGTATTGAACGCGACTCACTTCGTACGACAGACCGTCGCGCGTTCGAGCACGAACGGCGGCTATCGCTTCGTCGCCGTCGGGGCCGGGCGCAACAGCGAACGTCCCCCATAGTCCGGCGGAATCTTCGCGTGTTGCGGCTAGGTAGCCGATCGACGCGCTTCGATCGTGTTCACGGAGCAACTTCACCCGCGATAGATCGGTCGGTAACTGGAATGCGCCCGGTGCCACGGAATACGAACCGGCGGACGTGTCGCCGGGCGTGTCGTACGGGACGATCAGCCCTGTTACGGTTCGTTCGCTAGCCGACGCGGTGACAGGTTCCCCGGCCAGCGCGCGGACGACGTCGGCGGCGTTGTCGGCCGTGAGTCGGTCCGGGCCGATCCGTTCCGCAATTGCGTTCGCCTTGCGTGCCAGCCAGAACAGCGCCAGCCACGACGTTCCGCCGGTCACTGTTCCGACTACGCCCAAAATCAGTGCGGCCATTGTCATTTCGTCGGTCCCTTCGTGACGTCTTCGATTAGGTCCGTCATCGGGACCGGGCGCGGCGGTTCGATCGTCGGGTACGCGGCCCGCGTTCGTTCCAATTCGGACGCCGCGTAAAGGATCTGATTCGACGGATCGCGGGACGTCGCGGCGGCGTCGGCCGGGGACGTCATACGCCACCACCGCCGCCGGTCGTCTGTATCGCGTCTTCCCGCGCCCGCGACGTGTCCGGCGTTCCGGCGTCGTCGTCTTGCGCGCCAAAGGTTCCCGGAATCCCGCCTAGATACTCTTCGAGGTCGAACGCGACGCGACGCCCGCGCGGTGTTATGTCGTCCATCCCCAACCGCGCCGAAATTGACGCCAGATAGGGCGCTAGTCCGTAGTCGATAAATTCGCGGTTGCGGCCCTCGATCGTTTGGTACGTCAACGAGCTACCGGCGTCCGCGTCAATCATCGACGCCGGAATGCCACACGATCGCGCTATGTCGACCGCCGCCGCGTTGCGCCCTTCGATCAGCAGGTTTTCCGCCGCGTGTCCGTGCTCTTTTACTTCGATCGCGCTGTTCGTGTATGCGACGCCGCCGTTTTTGCCGCGCCGAGCTGCCGCCCAACGGGACACAAGGGACGCAATATCGCCGTCCGTCATCTTCGCGTCGTTCGTCTGGTGTAGTTCGAGATTCGGCGTCGGCGTTTCGGCCGCGCGATCCGCGCCGAGAACTAGGTTCGATCCGTGCCGAATTGTGCGCTTCGCAAAGTGCAACAAACCTTCGTGGAATCCCGGTATCAGACAAAGCAATTCCGGGTGTTGCGGATACTCGCCGTCCAGCAGGATCAAACCGGCGTCGTCAAAATCCCACAATTCGTAGGGGACGCGTTGCGCCGTGAGCACTTGGTTTTGATCGCCGCGCCCGAGCTGCCAGAGCGACCACCCGTAGAACAGCAGATCGTCCACGGTCCACAACATTCGGTGGAACGGGGACGTAGGGCAATCGGTGCGGTCGATCCACGGCGGTTGCGGATCGGTTAGCGTGTCGATCCGGTAATCCCGAATCGGTAGGCGCGCAATCGTTCCCGCGATCAGGTGACGGGATCGCGCCATAGGCGCAACGGACATCGCTTCGTGTCGCGTCAACGGTAACGGCACGTCCTGCCCGAACAGGTCCGCCCAAACCCACGATTCGAGGTGTGAGGGTTGCGGAGCGAACGGGGACGCGATCTGTAACTGAGATACCGACTTGATCGAACGTAACGCGCCTAGGAACGTCATGCGCCATATCATGCGCCCAAAACGACCGATTCGGGAGGGTAAACGGTCCGAAAATTGTTGACACGCCGAGCATTTCGTAATGCCGCGTTTTCGGCCCGGTCCGTGATATACGTTCCCCGTCCAAAATCTCACATATTGGGCAGCAGTTCCACCATACGGTCGCCGGCGACTTCGTGACCTGCGATTATGCTGGTTTCTGTTTGATAACGGCGCGTCGTTATCCGGTATAGATACGCGGCGCGACGGCGGGCGTGTTCCGAACGACCAACCGCGCCGCATTCGTCGCCGCTTCGAGCGCCGCTATCGACCCGGACGACGTACGCCGCCCCCACGTCCACGCGCCGTCCCCGACCATCCGTTTCGACGCCCGGTCGACGGCGGCGTTCAGTGCTTCGTTCGGGCGGAACGCAATACGCGGCGGAATCGGATTCCCTTCGTCGTCGGTCGCCGTGATCCGGTCGAACAGATCCGCCGATCCCGACGTGACTTCGGACGTCTTCGGACGAACGACGCCGACGCCGCGTAATTCGAGGGCGTCGGCCAGCGGGCCGGACG